TCAATGCCTAGTTTTGGGGGCGATGCTATTGAACTTGATGGTGGAGCAGGACAGTTTTTGACAATTCCAAACGTAGTTAATGTTTCATTTATGAGTGGTAATAGTTTAAATAAATTTTTACCGCAGTATAAGACTTGTGCTATTACTAATGTAGGTATTAACTTTACTGCTGATGGTACATATGCAGCATATGCAGATGGGGCACCAGTTTCTATAGAATTATCGGTAAGTTTTAATGAACTCAAACCAATCTTTGCTAATGAAATAGATATAACAGGGGAATCCGCTTCGTTCTAATGCCATATTTTAATAACATTCCAAACATCGAATATAGTCAAAAACCGATTACTTACCCATTTTCGGAATTTGACTATGTTGTAGCAAAAAATTTCTTTAAGAAATATCAGTTAAATCCTGATGTTTTCTCATATGCTGTATTTTTCAACAAATACTCAATTTTAGAGAATGAGCGTATTTACGATGTTGCCAATAAAGCATATGGAGACGCAGGATTGGATTGGGTAGTCATTTTGACTAATAATCTCGTTAGTCCACTTTTTGACTGGCCAATGACTGGCACTGAATTGCGTAAATACGTCGAAAACAACTATTTTGACCCATATGCTGAAATTGCATATTATGAAACTGTAGAAAGAAGCAAATCTGACGGTAATTACATCATTCAACCAAATTTGAAAGTTGATGAGACATTCTACAATACACCATATAAGTATTTTGACAATAATAGCATTTTAACGATCGATGGTAGTGAAATCTCTAGAGCAGTAACTGTCTATGAAGACGAAGGGCGTAAAAATGAAGCAAGACGCGAAATCTACATTTTGAAACCAAAATACCTACAAGCGTTTATTACTAACTTCAAAGAAAACAGTAAATACGCTAAATCTAACAGTTTCATCAATAATCGCTTGAAGCGTACAGATAGATAATAAAAAAGGGGGTCTAGGACCCCCTCGACTTTTTTGACCAAAAATTACCGGGAAATTTTTTTCGGAATTTATGGAATCAAAAAGTGAATTTTGAAATCACGAATCGGCAAGGGCACGAATATCTGCGAACCAATCACCTTCACTGTCTCCACCATCAGCAGGGGCATCAATGACCCGTGGTGTGATGTCAGGTGAGTTGAAGGAGTTCAGTTCCTCACGCAGTGAGGCAGGCATAGGAGGCGCTACAGCAGCGGGTTCTGCCCAAGAGGGTTGATCACCACCGTCATCGTCCTCGTCGTACCTAGCAGGCGCAGCTGCTGGTCGTGCGTTAAGCACCGTGTTGAGACGATCCTCAAGTTGTGCATAGGTCTTGCTCTCGTATGGAAGGTAGTCTACCAGGGAGTGAACTTTCTCACTGATAGCATCCAGTACAGAATCATCTGAAGTGATAGCAGATGGTGCTTCGAAAGAACTATCATCATAGTTCCAGTAACCAGCAACAGTCTTCACCAACAGTTCGAAGTTTGCACCTTCCCAAGGATCAAACACATCAACAGCAGGTTTAGTACCGAGTGCAGTTTTCTGTGGGTTAAGTGCAGCAGTAATCTTATCGTGAATCTTTACACCGTACTTGTAAAGGAATACTTTACCGTTGTTCTCTGGTGCTGCTGGATCGGCAATTACCAGGATGTTGCTGTAGTAAGACAGTTTACGCTTACGGTCACGGGCAGTTGCTTCATCACCCTGCTTCCACAATGCAGAATTAGAACGACATACAGGGCACTGCTGTGCTTTACCGTACTCATCTTCAAAAGAAGTCAAGCAGTTCTCCAAGAGGTAAGAACCATCTGGTCCTTGGAACCCGTGAGTATAAACTTTCTTCCAGCAAAGAGTTTCATCACCAGGAGGGGGAAGGAAACGGATAACAGCGGCAGCGTTACCATCTTTACCCATAGTAGGTTTCCAGAAGCGTTCATCGCTTCCACCTTTTTTACTTTCCTTTTCGACTTGTGCTTGGAGGTCGGCAAGTCGTGATCTACGTTGAAATGGCATGTTAGTTATGTAAGTTATGGTTTGTTATGGTTGTGACTTGTGATCACCTAGTCATGATAACACAGGCAGAGGGTCAAGTCAACCCCCCTCTGCCTCTAATTTTTCGTGGCAAGCGTTGATGGTAGCAGCAAGGGCATCCAGCATTCCAAGCACGTCTTTCTTTTCTGGATCACCTCCGATAAGAATGACAGCATCTCTCATGTTTTCTGCAAATTCTCTTGCTTCTGGATCATCACTACGAGAGGTGCGAACATAGAAAAGTTTTTGCTTTTCAATCCACCTCAACATTTGATCATAAAATTCTTTCTTTTGTTCATAAGATAGCACACGGAAAGACATCATGGATCGCATACAGAACTGATGTAGTTCTGCCATCTCCTGCATCTCTCCTAATACCATCTCTTGTTTAAAGAAATCACTCATAGTAGTTTAAGTTTTGCTTTACTAGTTTTCTTCATATAATTTAAGTTCTGTGCATCGAACTTAAGTTTTTCTTTTAGTGGTTTTGAAATCAGTTTAGGAACTGTTTCAATTTCAATGTCATTCATTTCGCAGTAATGAATAATTGCATCAATATAATTCATAGAATTATCAAATGCAATGCTCTCTACATCTTGTGAGAACTTGCATGTTGTCATAAATTTATCCTCCAGTTTTTGGGTCATAGGTATTCCTGTATTCTTGGATGTACTCGTATAGTTTCAGGAAGTATTCTCGCTTTGGTTCTACAACCTGCACTTGAGTATCACCGTTTTCACAGGCAATAATAGTAACTAATTGTTTAACAGTCATATCATAGCATTCACGAAGCATCACTGCATATGCTGCTTCCTGAACGTAATAATCGTAGAGATAAGACTCCCGCTTTGGTTTAGCAGAAGTCTTGAAATCGATGATAGATAATACTCCATTATATTCTGCAATGCAGTCAACTCTTCCTGCAATTTTTAAAATATCAGAATATAATGCTGCTTCCTGTAGGTATACATTATTTATACGATCAATTACATGCCTAGAATTATTAAACATGTACTTTGATTGTACATCCTCCCCTAGTATATCTGTTGTAAGTTCATTGTTGATGTAATATTCATACAACTTATGAACTTTGTCACCTCTACCAGTAGCGCGAGAAGAAATACGATTTGCTTCTTCACTACCAACTCTCTTTCGCCACTTTGCAATAGCAGCTTTCTTTTTAGAGTTGTTACCAATTACAGTTGTAACTGATGGGTATCTATTGCCAGTAGGCGTCAGGTAAAGTCGTTCACCTTCTGTCGTCCTAGCAACCATCTCAATTGGTTCAAGACCTACATGATTAAATGTTTTCATAGACCAGCATTAATTTTTTCAATGAGGTATTTCCTCACTAGACCAGAGCGAACGATGTCTTCAATATCAAATTCGATAATTGAAAATTCATCTTCCATTCTAGTTAAGATTTGTCGGAAGTCAAGGATACCTGACTTCTCATCTTTTTTCTGTAGGTCTGACTGACGTGCATCACCACAGAAAATAATTCTAGTGTCTTGTCCACAACGTGTGATGATACTATCAAGTTCGTGGAAGTTTAAGTTCTGACACTCATCAACAATTACAATAGCATTGTCAAGTGTAGTACCACGAATGAAACTTGTACTCCAGAATGAAATAGTTTCTTGTGCCTTGAGTTTTTCATAAAGCAGATCATATTCTAGATCATTACTCATACCAAAGATATGTTTTACCATATTCTTATATGGTATTTGATAGATGTCTGCTTTATCAGCATGTGTGCCAGGTAAGAATCCAATCTCCCTAGTAGATACTAGAGAACGTACAATATATACCTTATCGTATTCAGAATCTTCATCTAGAACAGATTGTAGTGCTAGGAAAAGAGCACAGAATGTTTTACCTGTACCAGCACAGCCACCTGCATAGATGTTCTTACCCTTTCCCCATTCCTCAAACATAATCTGTTGATTATCTGTCATCGGCTCAATAGGTTTTAAGTATTGAGTATTGATGGGTTTTCTTTTCTTTAATTGACGGGTAGACATCCCATTAATATCAGGTGTCTCTTTTTTTCTAGATCTTGGCATACATTACCACTCCACGTTTGAACCAGGCATTTTAGAAACTTTATTCATAATTTCACCCCAACCAGGATGAGTTTTGTTCATTTTATTACGCCAGTCCCCAACTTCTTGAGCACTAGCACAACCTTGAGACCAATCTTTGTCCCAATCAGGATTCTCATCCCGCCACTGGGTGTATTCCGAAACTGTCATAGTAAGTTCCTGCTTTTCACCTGTGGTCTTATTTATTACTGGATACGTTGGCATATTTCTCCTTGTTTTTACGGATAGTATCATGTAATTGTTTCACTGCGGCAACAGTCTCGGGAGTCTCCTCCCAAGTCCAGATCTCACCGCTTTTATTTTCAAACTTCCTCGTTGCCATCTTGTTTCTCCTTATTAAATCCGAATGGTCCTGCTTCTAATTTAGATTGTACTCGCTGT